CCGCGACCAGCAGCGCCCGCGGCTCCGTCACAGCCCGATCCGCCGCCACGGCCGCCACAGCGCCGCGACCGCGGTCGGCACCCAGACCTCGGCATGGCGGTTCTCGAACAGATGCACCGCCATCCGCACCAACCCGTGCGCGATCGGCGGCGGCAGGTCGGACCAGCCCTCCGCCAGCCCCTCCGCATCCACCCGTCGCACCAGCCTTTGCCCGCAAAACGCCTCCGCCAGCCCCAGCGCGGTCATCGCCAGCCGCAGGATCAGCGCGTCCTCGCCATTCCCCTCCAGCCGCAGCATCTCGCGCGCCGCCGCCGCCACCGGCGCGACCAGCGCCGATGCCTCCTGTCCGTTCATCATCGCATGTCTCCTTGGGGGCGGGGCCGATCGCGCCGGCCCCGCCCGGCCCGTCAGGCCGCCGCGATCTTCAGCAGCTTGATCGCGTTCGAATCCGCCACGCAGCCGCCGATCCGCTTGGTCGCGTAGAAGCTGACGAACGGCTTGTTCGAATAGGGATCGCGCAGGATCGCCGTCTCGCTCCGCTCGGCGATCAGATAGCCGCGCCGGAAGTTGCCAAAGGCCAGCGCCATCGCATCCGCGCCCACGTCCGGCATGTCCTCGGCCTCCACCACCGGATAGCCGAGCAGCATCGACGCCTGATCCGCCGCCAGCCCGGGCTGCCACAGAAAGGCGCCGTTACTGTCCTTCAGCTTGCGGATCAGCGCCAGCGTCGCGGCATTGGCGACGAAACACGCCCCCTGCCGGTACGGCGCCTTCAGCATCTGGACCAGGTCGACCAGCCGGTCCGCCGCGCTGCCGCCCAGCCCATTCGCTGAGCCGGTCGCTAGATATTGCAGCGTCCCGAACGCCCGCCTGGCATCGCCCTCGGTGCTGCTCGGCTGCGCCAGGAACCCCTTGGGCCGGTTGACGCCATTGCCGGTGACGAAGGCACTGCCCTCGGCCCGCGCGAATTCCGTCGCGATCTCGCTCGCCAGCCATTCCTCCACGTCGAACGCGGCATCGTCCAGCATCGCCTGGCTGACGCTGGGATTGGCATAGAGCTCGCCGCTCGGCGGCACGATCTCGCGGAACACCGGCGTCGCGGTGGTCGGCCGCGCCTCCGTCTCCGCCGCCCAGCCGCTCGGCGTGCCGCCGCTCGTCACCAGCTTGCGATAGCCGGCCGAGCCCACCGTCACGACCTGCGCGATGCTGCGGATCGGCGACAGGCCGGTCAGCACCCGCCCGATCTCCGCATCGATCTCGCGCGGCACCGCATAGCCGCCCGCATCGCCGCTCACCCCGGTGAAGGCCTTCATCTCCAGCGTCGCGCCCGTCCGCACGAAGCTGGCGAACCCCGCATCGCCCTGTTGCTGCCGCGCGCCGTCCAGCGCCGGTCGAACCGTCACGTCCATGGTCTTCTCCGTCCTGCTTGTGGATAAGTTGTGGGAATGTCCGGTGGGGAACCCCGGGATAACCCTGTGGATAACTTCACCCGGCGCGGTCGATCCGGGCCAGCGGCTGCATCGGCACCGGCACCAGGCTCACCTCGACCAGCACGACCCGCAGCAATTCGCGCCACGCCCCCTGCCGTACCGCCAGTGGCCGATACCCGATCGACAGGCCCGCCAGCGTGCCCCGCCGCACCGCCGCCGCCAGCTCCGCATCCGTCACCCGACCCGCGACCCGCAGCCCCCGCGCGTCGACCGCCAGCGTTTCGATCATGCCGACCGGATCGCCGCGATGCGCGAACAGCAGCGGCACCGGCTCCACCGCTCCGAAGGCCCCCGCGCGCATCACGTCGCCCGCCCGGTCCACCCGGTCGAACAGGGCCGCATAGCCAGCGAACGCAACGCCCCCGCTCAGGACAGGCCGAGAAGCGCGCGCTTCTCCTCCCCGGTCAGGAAATCGGCCGCCGACACCGACGCCCACAACCGCTCGCGCTCCTCCGCCAGCGCCGGCACCGCATTCAGGTCGACCGCCAACCGCGCCTCCGGAAACCAGCCACGCAAGCCCTGCGCCAGCGCGGACAGGATCGTCTCCGCCAGCGGCAACACCGTCGATCGCCACAGCGCGCGATTGGCCTCGCGGTAATTGGCATGGGTCGAATCCCCCGGCAGCCCCAGCAGCATCGGCGGCACGCCGAACGCCAGCGCGATCTCGCGCGCCGCCGCCGCCTTGGTGCCGGAAAAATCCAGTTCCGCCGGCGACAGGCTCAGCGCCTGCCATTTCAGCCCGCCTTCCAGCAGCATCGGCCGCCCGGCATTGGGCGCCCCGATGAAGGCGTCCAGTTCGGCCCGCAGCCGCGCGAACTGGTCGCCCGACAGCGGCGATCCGTCGCGCGGTTCATAGACCAGCGCGCCCGACGGCCGCGCCGCATTGTCCAGCAGCCCCTTGCCCCAGCGGGTGGCGGCATTGTGGATCGCCACCGCCCCCGCCGCCGCGCCCAGGCAGCCGAGGCCATAATGATCGTCCAGCGGATGGAAGGCGCGGATATGCACCAGTGCCGGCCGCACCGGATCGGCATCCAGCCGCGTCGCCACCGATCCGACCCGGTAGCGATAGGCGACCGGCCAGCCGCCCCCATCCGTCTCCACCGCCACCCGCTCGGGCCGCAACGCATAGAGCGCCGCCACCCCGCCCTCCGCATCGCGCAGCAGCTGGACATAGGCATTGCCGTGCAGCAGCATCTGCGCCGCCACCGTCGGCAGCAGCGCCTGTCCCCCCGACCGTGCCGCGACCAGCGCCGCGATCCCCGGATCGGAGGCCGATAGCGGCGCCGCGCCCAGCGTCTCCGCCACCAGCTTCACCGCGCGCTGCGCCACCGCATTGTCCAGATAGGCGTCGCGCGCCTGCGCCTCATACTGCCGCGGCCATTCGCCCAGGATCGGCACCCCCGACCGTGCGAAGCCGCCCGACAGCGCCGGACGCGACTCGTCGCGCCCGGCCTTGCGACCGAACCATTTCATCGTTCGTCTCCCCATTGATCCGGCGAAGCCTCAGATCCGCCGCAGCCCCACATGCCGCTCGGGCGCGATCATCAGCGCCCACAAGGCCCAGACCAGCGCATCGGCGCGGTCCGGCGACCGGCCCGGCCCGTGATAGCCGTCCAGCGTCAGCCCGCAGAGTTCATCCTCCAGGCTGGCGAAGCTCCCGACATGCCACACCCGCCCCTGCGCGTAGAGGAACGACACCGGCTCGGCCCGCGCGCCCTTGCCCTTGCTGGCATGGGTGCCGTGCAGCGGCAGCGATGCGTCGTGCAGCCGCAGCACCGTCTCCACCATGTCGCCGCCCTGGTTGCGCTCCACCACCACCCGGTCGGCATCGTAGCGCGCGACCAAAGCCGCCACCCGCGCCGCCCAGCCTTCGGGCGTCAGCCCCGCCTCGCTCGCATCCTCCAGCACCCAAGCCTGGCCGTTGGCGCAACGCCCCGCCACCACCATGCCGCAGGCGTCGCCGGTCCGACTCGCCGGCGGGTCGACCCCGACCACGATCCGCACCAGGGTCGGCGCCGCCCGCACCCGCTGCCGGTCGAGCAGCGCCCGGTTCCACAGCGCGCCCTCGACATCCTCCAGCAGCTCGCCGTCCAGTTCCTGCCGGCCCAGCCGCGTGCCCGCATAGAGCGCCTCGATCTGCGCCCGGAAATCGGCGGGCAGATGCGCATTGTCGCGCGTCCCGCCCCGCGACTCGATCAGGCCGGGCAGCGCCATCACCCGCCGCATCAACATGGTCGGGCGCGGCGTCGTCGTCACCAACACCTGCGACCGCTCGCCCAGCCGCAGGCCCATCATCAGATTGTCCCAGCATGGCTCCCCCTGCCGCCACTTGGCCAGTTCGTCGCACCAGGCGACATGATGTTCCGGCCCGCGCAGCTTTTCCGGCCGCTCGCTCGAATAGACGAAGGCCCGCGCCCCCGATGCGAAGGTCAACTCGCCCAGGCTCGATCGCCAGACGGTCGGCTCGTCGTGCCGCGCCACCGCCAGCAGGCCGCTCTGCCCCTCCACCATCACCTTGTGGACATCGTCCATCGTCGCCCCGACCAGCGCGATCCGCGCATCCGGCCGGCGGCGCGCCACCGCGCTGACCCATTCCGCGCCCGCCCGCGTCTTGCCGAAACCGCGCCCCGCCCGGATCAGCCAGACCCGCCAGTCGTCCGACGCCGGCAACTGCCCCTGATGCGCCCAGACCGGCCATTGCTCCAGCAGCGTGCGCTGATGGGCGACCGGCAGCTCCTCCACCAGCCGCCGCCGGTCCGCCGCATCCATCGCCGCCACTTGCGCGACCAGCAGGCGAAGTCCCGCGACCGCCGCCTCGGTCATGGGGCGGGCGGCGCCAGCGCCGCGATCCGGCGCAGCAGCTCCGCCTGCACCTCCGCCGGCGACACCGTCTCCACCGCTGCCGATCCCGCGCCATCCTTGGTCCGCGCATCCTGCCGCCGGATCAATGCCAGCGCGATCGCCGGATCGAAGCCCTCCTCCTTCGCCGTGCCGCGCGCCGCGGCCAGCAACCGCAACTCCAGATCCTCATATCCCCCCAGGATCGCCGTCTGCCACGCCCGTGCGAACGCCGCGTCGCGATCCCGCAGGCCATATGCCGCCTGTGACGACGTCCCGGCCTCCTCCGCCGCCAGCCGCACGTCGCTCGTCCGGCGCAGGGCCTCCAGGAACGTCATGCGCCGCGTGTCGCTCATCCCCTCCCGCCTGGCGCGCCGCGACGCCGCCGCGCGCCCCTCGCCTTGTCTCCTCATCTGCATCGCGCCCCTCCGGTCCGCCTGCGCCGGACATGCGAAGGGCCGGCACGGTCCCGGGCATCATATCGATCCCCGGGGCCGCCCGGCCCGTCCGCAATTCCTCAGCGTTCCCGTTATGTACCTTGAGAGCGCGACGCTGTCAACTTCAAATAACCAGATCGGTTCGCAAACTTGTTTCCTATACAAAGTTGTTTAGTTAAAAGAACCGGATCGCAATGCTTTAAACCATGTACAAAGCATGCGTCTCATGTCACCAATGACCGGTAGGACAAACCGATCGAGCATGGGGGACAGCATGAGCATCAGCTATTACACGCCGCCCCCGCGCCCCGCCGACGAATCGGCCCGCGAAGCAGCGGTGCGCCGCTCGGGTGCGATCGGCCTTCCCAACCATCCGGTGCTCAGCGCCATCGTCAGTCAGGTCTGCCGGCAATTCCATGCCAGCACTTGCGCGGTCACCATCGTCTATGAAGAGTGGCAATATGTGATCGTCGGCCATGGCATCGACATCGGTCCCTATAGCCGCCGCACCTCCTTTTGCGGCCACGCGATCCTCGAACCGACGGAAGTGTTCTGCATCGCCGATGCCAGCCACGATCCGCGCTTTGCCGGCAACCCGCTGACCGAGTCGGAGGGGGGCGTCCAATTCTATGCCGGCGCGCCGATCCTCTATGACGGCCAGCCGATCGGTGTGCTTTGCGTCACCGACGAGACGGCGCGTCCCGCCCTGACCCCGGAGGAGCGTCGCCATCTCGATCGCTGCGCGCGCGCGGTCGGCACGGCGATCGACCAGGCCGGCGCTGGCCAGTCGGACCCGCTCTTCTCCTGATCGCCTTAGGCGCGTAGCATTCGGGCTATGACGCGACTCCTGCTGCTTCCCGCCCTGCTGCTCGCCACCGCCCAGACGGCGGTACCGACGCCGCCCCCTGCTCCCAATCCC